TTTTCCGTCGTGATGGAGACATGGAAGACCCAAAAGGTGGCGTAAGAGGCGTCATTCCATCAAAACAAAAATACTAAGGAAGGAACTATGGACTTGCGTAAAGAACTATTAAAAGCAACTAGAGATCATGCTCTAGGACATGTCGAAAAACACAGAATGAATGTAGAAGTATATCTACATAACCCAGCAGGTATTGGCGAGCATCCTGATATTTTAGAAGCTATCGAACACGAAATGATGGAAATGTCGAAATATCAAGATGTCTTGGAAATACTAGATGGTTATTTTACAGAATAAACTTGACAACAAACCTAAATAAGTGTATACTATGTATAATAATATATAGTATGCACGGCAATCCTCTGCCTCAACATCGGAGATAAAATGAAAATGAATAAAGCATTACAAATTAAAGGCAAGCTAGAAGACGCAGGCTTGCGCTATTGGGCTGGTGATAATATTTCACAAGTCCTACAGAATGGAGATAAGGAAGAACTTATCGAAGGTGCAACGGAAGCATTTGAACAAGTACTAGACGCACTAGTAATTGATCGACATAATGATCCTAACTCAAAAGGTACAGCAAGACGTCTTGCTAAGATGTACTTTAATGAGATTATGGCAGGACGTTATGATCCTATTCCGAGTGCAACAGCATTTCCTAATGATTCAGACGAACGCTATGAAGGTATGCTTGTTGTACGAAGCGAACTAAAGAGTATGTGTTCACATCACCACCAGCCAGTAGCAGGCACTGCATACATTGGTATTATTGCTAGTGAGAAACTAATTGGACTTAGCAAATATACACGTATTGCACAATGGTGTGCTAGACGTGGTACACTACAAGAAGAACTTGCAAACGATATTGCACGTGAGATTGCTAAGGCAACAGGTGCAGAACACTTAGGTGTGTATATTCAAGCAACACATGGTTGTTGCGAGAATCGTGGTATTATGGCGCATAGCAGTCTTACACAGACAACTGTATTACGTGGCGCATTTAAAACTGATGCAGGTACAAAGAAAGAATTCTTTGACAACATCAAACTACAGCAGGAGTTTGCGTGTTAATGAGTAGGTTGATTGCATTTGGTTGTAGTTTAACGCAAGGATACGGGCTTGAAAATCAAGATGATGCTTGGCCTAGTATACTTGCATCAAAATGTAATATGGACATAATCAACTACGGTGAACCCGCTGCTAGTAATAAAAGAATTTTATGGAAAATTTTAAATACTGATATTAACAAAGATGATATTGTAGTAGTTAAATGGAGTTATACTAACAGATGGTGTATTATTAAAGATACTGATAATATTTTTAATTTAGGACCTTGGATGAAAGATAAAGATTCAAGACTTTGGTATAAAAACTTTTATAACGACACAGATAGAATATTTGATGCACAAACAATTATAAAATATGCCGATTACTACTTAAAAGAAAAAGGTATTAAATTTTACTTTATGCATACTGCACCAAAAGATTTGGATAAATTAAATACCAATGCTACATTTGTAAAAACTAGTATTAGCGATATTAGTGAGCAACATCCAAAAACTAAAGACTATCATCCAGGAGCAAATGCACACAAAGCATATGCTGAATTAGTATACAAAGAAACGAATGGACTTACAATATGAAACTAAGATATTCAGAAGCTTTTTATAGCGTACAAGGTGAAGGTAAATTTGTAGGAGTGCCTAGTGTATTCCTACGTACATTTGGTTGTAACTTTCGTTGCATGAACTTTGGGTTAAAGGATGAGCCCATGCGAGACGAAAAGCAAAAGGCAGGCATTAAACACAATCAAGAAGTTGCAGATCTTATTGCTAAAGATGTTCATAAGACTACAAAAGAGTTTAACGACTTGCCTATTATACACACAGGCTGTGACACTTATGCAAGTATCTATCCTGAGTTTAAACACTTTAACAAACAAGCAGAAGTTGAAGAAGTAGTTGAACATCTGCTATCACTCACACCTAATGGTAAGTGGGTACAGGACAATGGACAAGACGTTCATTTGATTTTAACAGGAGGCGAGCCGTTGTTAGCGTGGCAACGACTGTATGTAGAACTGTTCGAACATCCACGTATGCGAGACTTAAAAAATGTTACATTTGAAACAAACACTACACAAAATTTACACGACGAGTTTAAAAACTATCTCATCAATCAAGACAGATTTACAATTACTTGGAGTTGTTCCCCAAAACTTAGCGTTAGCGGAGAACCTTGGGAAACTGCTATTAAGCCTAGTGTTGCTAGTGAGTATAGCAGTGTTAACGGTAGTGACATGTATCTTAAGTTTGTTGTCGCTACTCAAAGTGACTTTGAAGAAGTTGAAAGAGCTGTGGACGCTTACAGAAGTGCCGGGGTACAATGTCCGGTTTATCTTATGCCGTTGGGTGGACGCAGTGAAGAATACGCCCTCAACGTTAAAGATGTGGCAGAAGCGTGTATGGAAAAAGGATGGCGATTTACCCCAAGACTCCACATATCCTTATTCGGAAATGCGTGGGGGACTTGAGAATGCTTTTGATCCAGAAGAATTTATTAACGAACAGCACGAACGAGCTATGAAGAAAAAAGTTACACTCGAAGATCGTGCAAGGGAGGCAGGACTATGAAACAGTTTTTTAAAAAACTAACCGGCTTAGATAAAGTAGAAGCCGAAAAAGAACAATTAGAAAAAGAACGCAAAAGAGTAAGTAAACTTACTCCGGAAGAAAAACGTCGAGAAGCACTTGACAAAGAAAAAGAAGCAGCTACTAAAGCAGGCGAACCTTGGGTTGCTGTACTAGACACACAAGTTAATCCTGAAAATATTCGTAACGGATTCTTCGAGCTAGACTGGAACAATGAGTTTATTGAACAACTATTAGATGCGGGATACAGCGGAGAAACTAATGAACAGATTGTTGACTCTTGGTTTAGAACTATTGTCAGACAGATGCTTGAAGATGAAGGACAAACATCTGAAAGAGAAATGGGTTATATTAATGTAGTTCCTATTGACAAAGGAAAATCAGAAGTATCATGATGCGTGATGATCTAATGGTTCAACAGCAAGTATCTACTGTATGGCAACATATGGTAGGTGTCATCTGTTTAAATCAAACACATCGTAAACAAGTAAAACGTGTTCTACCTATGCTATTTGGTATCTGCCCCACACCAGTACACTTGATAAACACCACTCCAGAAACAATTAAAATGGTTATACAGCCATTAGGAATGGTTAATGTGCGTGAAAAACGTCTTCGCCAAATGTCAAAAGATTACTTGACATGGGACGGAAAGGATGCTACAATGTTATATGGCATTGGGAAGTATGGTAGCGATAGCTACAGACTTTTTTACAAGAATGAGATCCCCGACAACATTGGTGATCATGAACTGAAACGATATGTGGAAGAAGAATTAAATGGCAACTTACATACTAGTTGATACAGCAAACACTTTTTTTAGGGCGCGACACGTTGTACGTGGTGACGTAGATACTAAATTAGGTATGGCATTACATATTACACTTAACAGTGTCAAGAAAGCATGGACTGACTTTAATGCAGATCATGTTGTGTTCTGTTTAGAAGGACGCAGTTGGCGCAAAGACTATTACGAGCCTTACAAGCGTAATAGACAAGAAACCCGCGATGCAATGACGCCGCAACAACAAGAAGAAGACACGTTGTTTTGGGAAATCTTTGACGAGTTTAAAGACTTTATTGGTGAGAAAACAAATTGTACGTCGATACGGCATCCGCAACTAGAAGCAGATGATTTAATTGCTGGTTGGGTGCAAGCACACCCCGATGACAATCATGTTATTATTTCTACAGACGGTGACTTTGCACAACTTATTGCACCTAATGTAAAGCAGTACAACGGTGTTAGTAACACTACTATTACACACGAAGGTTATTTTACAGACAAAGGCGAGCCTGTAATTGACAAGAAAACTAAAGAAGCAAAGCCTGCGCCTGATCCTGCATTTATGTTGTTTGAAAAGTGTATGCGTGGCGATACTAGTGATAATGTGTTCTCTGCTTATCCTGGTGTTAGAAAGAAAGGCACTAAGAACAAAGTTGGTCTTATTGAAGCATACGAAGACAAGAGCACAAAAGGTTACAACTGGAACAACATGATGTTGCAACGTTGGACAGATCATAATGGTGACGAACATCGTGTACTAGACGACTACAATCGTAACGTAGTACTTTGTGATTTGACTGCACAACCTGCAGACATTAGAGAGATAATTAATACTACTATTGCAGAAGTAGAACCTAAAGAGATTACGCAAGTTGGTATGCGTCTTATGAAGTTCTGTGCTAAATGGGATATGCAACGCATTGCAGACCAAGCAGCAACTTTTGCAGAACCATTACAAGCGAGGTATCCTAAATGACAGTAAAAGCAAAAGAAGTATTAGATGGTAAATTTTGGATTGTTGAAGACAACGGTGTACGAGTAGGTACGTTGTCTTTTAATGAAGATAAGTTTATGTTTAGTGGATCCGATGGGACTCGTTTTTACGATAACGAAAGAGCATTAAAAAAATTATTTGGTAAAGATTTGTTTTGGGATAAATTAGAAATCACAGAGCATGTTAAAGATACAGCTAATTTTAATGTACACGGGTATGCAACTAGTACAATGCCTTACAATCCTATGTATGATGTAAAACGTAGATTGCCACTCTTTACTAAAAGTAATAAAAGTAAAAGTCTATATTGTGCAGGTTATTATATTATTCGTTTTGATAAAGGATGGGTTAAAAGTTTTTGTCCTAAACAACTTACTGTTGAACGTTACGACACCCGTGGTCCGTTTAAAACAGAAATAGAAATGCGTCAGGAGTTATCAAATGTCAACTCAAGTAAATGACCCTATAAACACTTCGGCAATACAGCAGTTCTTATCGCAAGTTAAGTCTGCAGATGCTGGAAGACAAAAAGAAATAAGAATGGACATTCAACAAGCAAAAAATCTTGCATTTACATTAGGCATTGTTATGACCCGCTTAAACGGCAATTTAGAAGATCTACTAGTTAGAAAAACTTCAGGCGAAGACGAAGTAATACAGATGAATATTGGTTCTAGTACTTCTAACTGGTAAGTTATATACGTAGATAACTACCAAAAAGAGATAAATATATGCGTACATAATTAAGGATTTTACGTATATGAGTAGACCAAAACCAGTTATCTTATTAGAACACGTTGACAAAAAGACATACAAATCAGAACAGATTTTACGTGCCGATGCTATATGGGCAGTATTTTATCAAGGTCATCCATTTAATCTAAAGTCTGCTAACATGTTAACAAATTATCCTGGTCCAAAATACAAAAAAGTGTCATTCTCTAATCCTGGACATGCACATAATCTTGCTAAAAAATTAAACGAGATGTTTAATTGTTCCGATTTTGAAGTTTACCAATTAACAGACGGTAAAGTGATTTCAGAGTGAACTGGAAGGAAACTTATACTAAAATCTTTCTTAAACAGATGAATAAATCTGTTAACGAAGTGACCATAAAAGAATTCTTACCGCTTTGGTGGCAAAATACTAGGAAAAAAGATTCTGGTGGTTTGCGGTTAACAGACGAAGGACTTCGTATAGTTTTGGAAGAAGTAAAATTGACAACTTACGATATTCCATATCCATCAGACTTTGACATTACAACACAAGTTGTTATCTTTTTAGATAAATTTATCGATTGTCCATACTATATGGGTCCTCGAGGGATCACAGTAACAGACGAAAAGAAAGCAATCGAGCTGCATCTTTTTTCAGGCGACATACGAAAGTACGGACTAACCAAAGCACTTAAAAGACAAGAAAAAGAATAATTTGACAAAAAAAATACTTGACATTTAGCGTGTAGAGTGTATACTATATGTATAGTTAGAAATAAGGCACTGACTAACTTTTATAGTAACAACAAGGAATACATTATGGAAAACGTAGCAATTCGTCAAATTACTCCAAACAATGCTAAGAAAAGCATTAAGCGAGCAATTTCTAAAAAACGTCCTATCTTCCTGTGGGGTCCTCCAGGTATTGGTAAAAGTGACATCGTAACACAAATTACTAAAGGATTGTCTAACTCACATCTTATTGACGTTCGTTTATCACTTTGGGAACCTACAGATATTAAAGGTATTCCGTATTACAGTGCAAACGATAACTGTATGATGTGGGCGCCGCCATCGGAACTGCCAGACGAAGAAATGGCAGCAAAATATGATAACATTGTATTGTTCCTAGACGAAATGAACTCAGCGGCGCCTGCTGTACAAGCGGCAGCATATCAGTTGATTCTTAACCGCAAGGTA